CCAACGCGCTGGGGCATCACGCAGACTACCGCCCGCGCATATGGCTATAGCGGCGATATGAAGGCGTTACCACGGGATACAGCCAAAGCAATTTATCTGTCGCAATACTGGACAGAACCGAAGTTTGACTGCATCGCCGAGTTGTCGCCAGCCATTGCACAGGAATTGTGTGATACTGGCGTGAACATGGGGCCACGTGTCGCCAGTACATTCCTGCAGCGCTGGTTAACGGCGTTGAATATGCAGGGCAAGCTATATCCGGATCTGAAGACGGACGGCGCGATCGGCAATCTCACCATCGCCGCCCTGAAAAGCTATCTGGCCGTTCGCGGCAAAGATGGCGAAACCACGCTGCTGAAGGGGCTGAATTGTAGCCAGGGCGCTCGCTATCTTGAGTTGGCCGAAGCGAGGCCAGCTAACGAAGCGTTTCTATACGGCTGGGTTAAAGAGCGGGTGAGCCTATGACGATGATTATTTTTTCCCTGCTGGCGCTGGTGGCCGTGCTCGTTCTGTTGCTATTGCGCAAATATACCCGGCTGGAGTTTGTTGGTCATGCCCGGTTACTGCTTAAAGCATGGTCTGTCCGCTTAGGCGCTGCCGGCGCGTTGGTCGGTGTATGGGCCCAATCATTTCCGGACGCAGCTCTTCATGCCTGGGCGATGCTGCCGCCGGATATCAAAGATATTCTGCCTGCAAACATTGTGGCAATGATTAGCCCGGCCCTGGTGGTGCTCGCCATCCTCTCTCAATACGTCAGACAGCCAAAGCTGAAAGAAATAGCCGATGAGCAGCAGGAGGCGCAATGAGCCTTGAATTTATAAGCGGGTTGGTAGTCGTTCTGCTTGGATTAATCGTAGGCGCATTTGGCATTGGTCATGCTCGCGGAACCAGCAAGGCGGAATCCAAAGCCGAACAGCAGCGCACCGAAGAGAACGCGGCCGCCAGCGTCGCCGCGGCGGAACGTAAAGCAGAAGCCACGAAAGGGGCCAGCGATGTACAGCAGACTGTTAATCACATGCCTGATGACGATGTTGATCGGGAGTTGCGCGAGCAATTCACCCGCCCCGGTGGTGGTTGATACCGCCTGCAGCTGGGTGCGGATCATCTACCTGACAGATCATGATATCGACGCGCTGGACAAGCAGACCAAACGCGACATTCTGGCGCACAACAAATCCGTGCAGGCCAACTGCCCGCAATCAACAGACAGGGTTACACGATGACCAAGACAAAGAATATTGAATTTCGGCTGAGCAAACTTGAGAAAGGGCCAGACAAGAAGGTTCTGGCCATCATGGAGATAAGGTCGAGAACTATTGCAGGTAGCGTGCTGAAGCAGATTCCCTGCCAGGAGTTGAAAGATCGATAATGTCATTGAAGATAGCCTTGTAGGCTTTATTTAACTTCTCAACTGTTTTCGGGGTGATATCACTCGTAGGCGGCGCGTCGATACCATCCATTAATTCTATTTCAGCAAATTTTCTCAAAACCTGAAGGACATTTTCTTTTTGTTCTTCGGGCATCGTTTGCACGATAAAAGCAACAACGTTTCTCAGCGCCAGGATTTGAGCGTGAGTTACGTAGTAATGATCGATCATATTTTCTCCCTGTTCTGTTGAGTTAGGCGATTTAACAGTATAGAGGAGAAATGTTGTCCGCCACCCTGTAGCAGCCTTTAATCGTGATGCCTCGCAATAGCGGGTAAATTTCCATATCCAACCAAAAGAGAAAAACCAATGAGTGAAGCAAAACCGCAGGACGGCAGCACTGTAAAAGGCTACCGCACATTAACCGCTGGCGACATTGAGCGAATGAACCGCCTTAAAGGCGTCAGCCGCCACTTCTGTAGTTTGCTTGATACCGATCGAGGTGAATTGTTGGCTGTCCGTAATGGCCCGGCAATGTTAAGCGCTGAGCAGTCCAGCTAGGCATTACAGCAGGCATTCACTGAGTGCCTGTGATAATGCCGGGCTCAATTGCGGTACTGTTGTTTCCCCTGTTAATCTGTCCCAAACAAACCGATGGGGATAGGGACGTGAAAAAGTTACTTTTTGCAGCATTAATTGGTGTTTCAGCTTTAACAATTACCGCATGTGCGCCAACAGTCCAGAAAGTAGATTACAACCAGAGATCAATGCTTTTATCTCTTGAAATGAATAAAAACGATGTCATGCAGATCATGGGGTCGCCACGCAGGACGGATGTGAACCAGGAACGCGAACGCTGGATATACTGGAATAAGGCTCTCTATGGTTACACAATAATTGATAACGAACAATTGGCTAACGATCGACTGGTTATAACGTTCGTTAATGGTAAGGTTACCAAATGGGGCCAGCAAACGCTGACTGATGACATAATGGAGTCATCACAAAAGAGTGCACAGGCTTATGCTGAGGCATTCAAGAAATAGACATTTCAGTCAAATGATAACCTCGCTTCGGCGGGGTTTTTTTATATCTAAAAGAGGTAATAACCGATGAGCTTTAAACATGAACTTGGTCAGGTGGTAACCGTTACTATCAGTGAAGAAGAAGGGCATATCAAAGCTCGCGCAGAATATACACATGGCCCCAATCAGTACCTTATTCATTATCGTGCAGCAGACGGGCGAGCTGTAGACGCATGGTTTGAAGAAGGGGAGCTGTCTCCATCTGCACTGTAGACGCACGCATTACAGAAGCCCTTCACATCGCGAGGGGCTTTGATAATGAGAGTGAATATCATTATCGTTTACGGGTCCTCCCGAAGGGGGAGGCTACCACGGGGCGGCGGACTCGCGGAAAACGGCTAGTTTTCGAATTTCATAGTCATCATCATCATGTACGCAGGTTATTGATTATCCAGATGTAGGGTTTTCAATGATGTCGAATTGTACAAAAAGTGTTCACCATCATGGACCAGGAAATCGCTGCTTTAAAACTAAACATCAACCAGCTCGCTGGTATTACAGGCGTACACCGTCAGACGGTTGCCGCTAGGCTGAAAAACGTTGTTCCGGCACCAGGCAGTAATAGCAAGCTCAAACTCTATCTCGTCACTGATATTTTGAGTGAGCTGATGATTCCAGTGGTCTCAACGGCAAGCGTCGAAGAGATGGATCCCTCAGACAGGCTCGCGCACTGGAAGGCTGAGAACGAGCGACTGAAATATGAGGTTGATACAAAGCAGCTTATTCCTGCCGAAGACGTTGCCAGAGAATTTTCACTGATGGCGAAAGCCGTTGTTATGGTGCTTGAAACACTCCCGGACATTCTTGAACGCGACTGCGCGCTTACGCCGGTTGCGGTATCACGTGTGCAAAGCGTGATTGATGACCTGCGTGATCAGGTCGCCCAAAAAGTAATGGACGCCGAACCAGAGGAGGATGAGCCAGAGGAGGACTGATGGCAAAACGGGCATCTGCAAGGGGTATCCGCCGCGATGTCTCCGGTATTCTACGTGCCCCGCGGCGTATGCTGGTGGCCGATGCGGTCAGTTCATATATGCGTGTGCCGATGGGGGCGGGTAACTCCATACCATGGGATCCCAATCTGGCGCCTTATATTATTGAGCCGATGAATTGCCTGGCATCCCGTGAATATGATGCCGTGGTGTTTGTCGGCCCAGCCCGAACCGGCAAAACGATCGGCCTGATTGATGGCTGGATTGTCTACAACATTGTTTGTGATCCCGCCGACATGCTGGTTATTCAGGTGTCAGAAGAGAAAGCGCGCGAGCACTCGAAGAAGCGCCTGGACCGCACTTTTCGGTGCAGCCCGGAAGTAAAATCACGGCTTAGCCCGCGCCGTAATGACAACAACGTCCACGACCGTACATTTCGCGCCGGGAACTACCTTAAACTCGGCTGGCCGTCAGTAAACATTATGTCGTCGTCAGACTACAAAAGCGTAGCGCTGACTGACTATGACCGCTTCCCTGAGGATATTGACGGGGAGGGTGATGCCTTTTCTCTGGGTTCTAAGCGTACGACTACCTTTATGTCCAGCGGGATGACACTGGTAGAGAGTTCGCCTGGCAGGGACATCCGCGACACAAAATGGCGACCAACTACTGCGCATGAAGCGCCGCCGACTACCGGCATATTATCGTTGTTTAATCGCGGTGACCGCCGCCGCCTTTACTGGCCTTGTCCGCATTGCGGAGAATACTTTCAGCCGGAAGTCGCTAATATGACCGGCTACCGGGATTCCCCTGATCCCGTTCTGGCAAGTGAGTCTGCTTATCTCCAGTGCCCGGCATGCAAGGGCAGGATCACGGCGGATATGAAACGTGAACTGAATATCCGCCATGTCTGGTTGCGCGACGGGGAAAAAATAGACCGTGATGGCAACAGATTTGGTGAACCGCGTCGATCACGCATCGCTTCATTCTGGATGGAAGGGCCTGCAGCTGCATATCAGACGTGGGCGCAGATGATATACAAATTCCTGACTGCCGAGCAGGAATACGAGTCCACACAGAGTGAAGAGACGCTGAAAACGGTGGTCAATACCGACTTTGGTCGACCTTATCTCCCCCGCGCCAGTCTCGAACAACGTAAAAGCGAACTGCTGGAACAACGCGCCGAAGACGTGCCAAAGCGCTCTGTACCAGATGGCGTGCTGTTTATGACTGCAACCGTCGATGTGCAGGGCGGTAAATCCCGTCGTTTCGTGGTTCAGGTGACTGGCTACGGTGAGCAGGGTGAGCGATGGCTGGTCGATCGCTACAACATCCGCCAGTCATTACGGGCAAACGAGCACGGTGAATGTTACCCCATTGATCCGGCTGGTTATCCGGAGGACTGGGATTTACTTCTGTCTGACGTGTTCGAAAAGGCATGGCCCTTAGCGAGTGACCCGTCCAAACGCATGCGGCTCATGGCGATGGCTGTCGATTCCGGCGGCGAGGATGGTGTCACCGATAACGCGTACAAGTTCTGGCGTAAATGCAAGCGGAATGGGCTGGGGAAAAGGATTTACCTCTTCAAAGGTGACAGTGTCCGGCGCTCAAAACTTATCACAAGCACATTCCCTGATAACACGAACCGCTCAACCCGCCGGGCAAAGGCTGCCGGCGATGTGCCGCTTTACCTTCTCCAGACCGATGCACTGAAAGATCGGGTTAATAACGCCCTGTGGCGTGAATCACCCGGCCCGAACTATGTGCATTTCCCTAAATGGCTCGGCAGCTGGTTCTACGATGAGCTGACCTATGAGGAGCGTTCACCCGATGGAAAATGGAGCAAACCGGGCCGAGGTCCGAACGAAGCTTTCGACCTGCTCGTTTATGCCGATGCGCTGGTCATATTGCACGGGTACGAAAAGATCAAATGGCCGGATGCGCCTGAATGGGCGAAGCGGACAACGTGGATCGAAGAAAGCACGTCGGAAACTGGCGAAGTGTCATCCACGTTACCAGCAAAAACGACCCATAACAGGAAAAAACGGAAGGCAAATAAGCCCGACGTTGAAAACAATCCCTGGACCACATCATCAGGAGGCTGGGTGTGAAACAAACCGATATTGAATCCATTATCCAGCGTTATACCGATGCGGAAATAGCTGTGCTGGATGGGAAGTCCGTTACATTCAACGGACAGCAGATGACGCTGGAGAATCTGTCCGAAATCCGCAAGGGGCGTCAGGAATGGGAGCGTCGTCTTGCTTCCCTGCTGGCTCATCGTAACCGGCGACCCGGTTATAAACTCGCGAGGTTTTCATGAGCCTGTTAGATGATGCAATTGGCGTCTTTTCCCCTGGATGGAAAGCTGCACGGTTACGTTCGAGAGCGATGATTCAGGCATATGAAGCGGTTAAGCCCACCCGAACACACAAGGCCCGCAGGGAAAACCGTTCCGCTAATCAGCTCAGCCAGATGGGGGCTGTATCCCTCCGTGAACAGGCGCGCTATCTGGACAACAACCACGATCTAGTTATTGGTGTATTCGATAAGCTTGAGGAAAGGGTTGTTGGTGCTAAAGGGGTTATTGTTGAGCCCCACCCGGTACTGAAGAACGGAAATATAGCGAAGAAACTGGCTGAACAAATCAGAACTAAGTGGGCTGAATGGTCGGTCAGCCCTGAGGTTACTGGGCAGTTTACCCGCCCGATGCTTGAGCGGTTGATGCTCAGGAGCTGGCTCAGGGACGGAGAAATTTTCGCTCAGATGGTCAATGGCTCTGCTCTGGGGCTTGAGCCGGTGGCTGGCATTCCTTTCTGGATTGAAGCGCTTGAAGCTGATTTTGTGCCGATGACTAATGATGAGTCTCAGCAACTTTGTCAGGGAGTTTATGTAGATAACTGGGGACGCCCGAAAAAGTACCTGGTCTATAAAAGTCTGCCTGTTACTGGCCGTCAATTGGATACAAAAGATGTGGATGCCGGGAATATGCTTCATCTCAAATTTACCCGCCGTCTTCATCAGACCCGAGGTACATCTCTCCTTTCAGGTGTACTCATGCGCCTCAGTGCGCTGAAAGAATACGAGGATGCGGAGCTAACGGCAGCACGCATTGCAGCTGCACTGGGGATGTACATTAAAAAAGGGGACGGGCAAAGCCTTGATAGTGACGCCAGTAAAGACAATCGCGAAGTGATGATTGAACCCGGCATTATCTATGATGATCTGCTCCCCGGTGAAGATATCGGGATGATCAAATCTGACAGACCAAATCCCAATCTTGAAACATTCCGAAATGGGCAACTGCGCGCTGTCGCTGCCGGGGCGCGTCTCAGCTTCTCCAGTACAGCAAGAAACTACGATGGAACATACAGTGCCCAGCGTCAGGAGCTGGTTGAGTCAACAGATGGTTATTTGATCCTCCAGGACTGGTTCATCGGCGCAATTACCCGGCCAATGTACCGAAACTGGTTAAAAATGGCGGTGGCTTCTGGCGAAATTCAGCTACCCCGCGGGCTGGATATGGCATCGCTTTACACTGCCGTTTATTCAGGTCCGGTCATGCCATGGATTGATCCAGTCAAAGAGGCCAATGCCTGGAAAGCGCAAATCCGTGGTGGTGCTGCGACAGAATCAGACTGGGTGCGAGCCAGCGGACGCAATCCGGATGATGTCAAACGCCGTCGCAAGGCTGAAGTTGATGATAACCGCGAACTGGGACTGGTGTATGACACCGATCCTGCAAACGATAAAGGAGGCACCAGTGCCGAAGTCAAAGAACCAGACGCTCCGTCGCCCGAAAGCCAGCGCAAGAAGTAATTCGTGGTTTCGTATGCAGGCCAGCGCCGACAATCAGGCTGAAATATTCATTTACGACGAAATTGGTTACTGGGGGGTGACAGCCCGACAGTTTGTTAACGACCTGAAGGCGCTGGGCGATGTGACTCATATCAACCTTCATATCAACTCTCCCGGTGGCGACGTCTTTGATGGTATCGCCATTTTTAATGCTCTTAAACATCATGGTGCGTCAATCACCGTTCACATCGACGGTCTGGCCGCATCTATGGCCTCGGTCATTGCCATGGTGGGTAACCCGGTCATCATGCCGGAAAATACCATGATGATGATCCATAAGCCTTGGGGCTTTGCTGGTGGTGATGCCAACGATATGCGTGACTACGCAGAACTTCTGGACAAGGTTGAGTCCGTTCTTATCCCCGCTTATGCAGAGAAAACCGGAAAATCTTCGAATGAAATAGCGGCAATGCTGGAAGACGAAACCTGGATGGACGGCAAAGAATGCGTCGCGATGGGTTTTGCCGACCAGACCACCCCTTCTCTTCAGGCGATGGCCTGTATCCAGTCTAAACGTATTGAGGACTTCGAAAAGATGCCAAAAAGTATACGCAACATGTTAACGCCGCCACGAGCAACCACTCAGCGCGATCCGCAGCAACCTCAGGGGCAGCAGCCGACGGTCACTCAACCTTCCGGGGCCGACGAAAATACCATCCGCGCCCAGGTTATCGCAGAGCAAAAAGAGCGCGTTAATGGTATTAACAACCTCTTCGCGATGTTTGGTGGTAAGCATTCCGAACTTCAGGCGCAGTGTGTAGCCGATATTGATTGCTCTGTCGATCTGGCAAAAGACAAACTGCTGGCGCTGCTGGGGAAAGATGCTTCTCCATCGGCGAAAACCACGCCAGCGCACACCCACGCAGGTAACGGTAATTTTGTCGCCGATGGTATTCGCCAGGCATTGATGGCGCGCGCAGGATTTGAAGATCAGGAACGTGATAATGTCTACAACGGGATGACCCTGCGTGAATATGCTCGTATGGCGCTGACTGAGCGCGGTATTGGCGTATCCAGCTATAACCCGATGCAAATGGTAGGGCTGGCGCTGACGCACAGCACCTCTGATTTTGGCAATATCCTGCTTGATGTCGCCAATAAAGCAATTCTGCAAGGCTGGGATGAAGCGGCAGAAACCTTTGAACAGTGGACGAAGAAAGGCCAGCTTTCCGACTTTAAAACAGCGCATCGTGTGGGTATGGGGGGATTCCCTTCTCTGCGACAGGTTCGTGAAGGCGCTGAGTATAAGTATGTGACTACCAGCGATAAAGGTGAAACCATCGCGCTCGCCACCTACGGGGAAATTTTCTCTATCACTCGCCAGGCTATCATTAACGATGATCTAAACCAGCTCACCGACGTTCCGATGAAAATGGGCCGGGCCGCCAAGGCGACTATCGGCGACCTGGTTTACGCTGTTCTGACTAAAAACCCGAAACTCTCCGATGGTAAGGCGTTATTCCATGCCGATCACCGCAACCTTTCCTCCGGTGCGATTTCTGTCGGCAGCCTGGATGATGCGCGTAAGCTGATGCGCCTGCATAAAGAAGGTGAGCGATCTCTGAACATCCGACCGGCATTTATGCTGGTGCCGGTTGTACTGGAGACGCTGGCCAACCAGACGATCAAGTCAGCGAGCGTCAAAGGGGCGGATATCAATGCCGGAATTATCAACCCGATCCAGAATTTTGCAGATGTGATTGCTGAAGCCCGTCTGGATGATGCTGATGCTAAAGCCTGGTATCTGATGGCAGCCAAAGGGACGGACACTATCGAAGTGGCGTACCTGAACGGCGTTGATACACCTTATATTGATCAGCAGGAAGGGTTTACCACCGACGGCATTGCCACCAAAGTTCGTATTGATGCTGGAGTGGCTCCACTTGACTATCGCGGTCTGGTTAAATCCAGTGGTCAATAGTTCTCAACTCTGAATCACAATATCAATGCCCGTCAGGGCTTTTTTTATAACTGAATTCAGCCCCGAACGGGGCTGAAAGGAGATGTTATGGCTAAGAATTACATTCAGGCAGGCGCAACTATCCCGCTCAAAAACGCCGGGAGTGAAGATATTCTCAGCGGTGATCCGGTTGTTGTCGGCGGCATGATTGCTGTAGCGATTACCGATATCGCGGCGGGCAGTGTGGGGGATGGTTTTGCCGAAGGGGTATTCCTGTTACCCAAGTTGTCTGCTGATGCCGTGACTGCGGGGGCGAAAGTTTATCTTAAAGCCGGAAACGTTCAATTGGATGAAACCGATGCGGTACTGGCCGGGGTTGCTTGGGAGGACGCCGCTGCAGGCGTAACCGTTCTGGAAGTCAAGATTAATGGCTAATGCTTTTGACAACCTGGCTGCCAGAATGGATACGTTAACGGCGAACCGGCTGGGGAGGCCGGTCACTATCAATGGTGATGATTATATTGCCGTTGAAAGTCATTTGTTGCTGGAAATGGGCCAAGTTGCAGGGGATGGCATTAGTTTGGTCATCTTTACTGTTGATTATCAGCCAGCACGTGGAGACATGGTTACCTATAACGGGCAGGCTTATACCGTGACTCGTTGGTTACCCTTCAACAGCAAACCACAAATCTGGATTGAGGAGGACATAGGTGACGATTAAAGGCCTGGAAGAACTCAAACAGAACCTCAGCAATATCAGCAAAAATGCGATACCTCGTGCGACTTCCCAGTCTATTAACCGTGTGGCCGGAAGGGCAATAAGCAGGAGCTCTTCACGGGTGGCAAAAGAGACAAAGGTAAAGCGCAAACTGGTTATGCAGCGCGCCAAGCTTAAGCGGGCGAGTCCTAAAAAGCCAATGGCAACCATCCGGGTAAATCGCGGTAATCTTCCGGCGATAAAGTTGGGGCCGGTCCGGGTTCAGCTTTCACGGCGCAGGCGGGATAGCGGTAGTTCGGGGAGCGTTCTGAAAGTTGGGAATTTCAGCTTTCCTGGCGCTTTTGTACAACAGCTTAACAATGGTCGTTGGCATGTTCTGAGAAGAACCACCAAATCCCGTTACCCTGTTGAAGTGGTGAAAGTGCCACTCGCCACGCCCCTGACAACGGCATTCAGAGAAGAACTGCCCAAACTGATGGAATCGGATATGCCAAAAGAAATGATGGCTGCCATCAAAAATCAGATAAGGCTGGTGACGAAATGATTCACCCACAAATCAGAAAAGCTGTGCTGGATAAACTGAAGTCAACGATCTCCGGGAAAACCTCCTGGTACGACGGTCGCCCCGCATTTATCGCGCCAGAAGAGTTACCGGCAGTTGCTGTGTATCTGACTGATGCAAGAACCACAGGTAGCAGTATTGACGAGGAGGAGTGGGAGGCCGTTTTGCATATCGAGGTCTTTCTGAAAGCCACGTCACCAGACAGCGCACTGGATAAATGGATGGAAACCCGTATTTATCCGGCAATGGCTGATCTTCCTGCGCTGGTAAATCTTGTCGAAACCATCAGCGTCGGAGGATATGACTATCAGCGTGATGATGAAGCCGCTACCTGGGGATCCGCTGACCTCCAGTATTCATTGACCTATATTATGTGAGGACCTTATGGCAACCCCAACACCAACTACCCCGACGAAAGGTGCCGGTACAACCTTCTGGATTTACACCGGCACAGGTGACGCATACGAAGATCCACTCAGCGACATAGGCTGGACACGGACGGCTAAAATTAAGGAGATTACGCCAGGCGAACTGACCGCAGAATCATACGATGATTCCTATATCGATGATGATGCACCTGAATGGGACTCCACTGCTCAGGGCGTTAAGTCAGCCGGGCAATCAAGCGTCACGCTGGCATGGAAACCCGGTGAGACTGGTCAGCAGGATCTTGTTGACTGGTTCATGAGCGGCGATGAAAAAGCTTATAAGATTAAATACCCAAATGGTGCAGTAGATATTTTTACTGGCTGGATAAATAGTCTGGGTAAAACCATTGCACGAAATGAAGTTATTACCCGTAGTGCTCAGATTACCAATAAAGGTAAACCGTCTCTGGCTGAAGATAATTCCTCCGTTAATCCTTAATGTATTTCGATGGCGGTGCTATGGCACCGCACTGGAGCAATATAATGACTTATCTTAAGAAAGATATATTAAACCCAGATGGTGAGAATATTCATCTTTTTGAATTGTCTGCCTTCAGTCGTATGACATATATTGAGTTCATGGTTGAAGAGCGAAAATCATTACCGACTGATGGGCTTCCACCTGATGAAAATTTTAAAATTGCGACCTTATTGACTATGCGCGATCAGGCCATGCTTGTTGCTTTATCCTTGAGTGAGGCAGATGACGAGCAGCGCGAGGGGAAAGATATCTTTCCGGAAATTATGCGTAAATATCCTCCAGGATTACTGGGTAGCGCGGCCTTAATGGTCCGTATGCTTTCAGGGATGGTCCCTCCTGTCATTAATGAAACCGAAGAGACTATAGAAGAGGATGCACCGGATCTGGAAAAGTCCTGACCCGCTCACGTCGCTTTGCTATGCGCTTAGCCAGAGAGTTTGGTCGGCCTGACTGGCGCGCCATGCTTTCGGAAATGTCCTCCTCTGAATGGTTCGAATGGATTGAATATTACCAGGAGCGTTGCTTCAGCGACGATCTGCTTGATTCCCATTTCGCAAATTTAAGCTACCTCGCCGTCAGTCTTTTCACTGATCCAGACAAAAACGGTATTTCCGCCCCTGATTTTAGTTTGCTTGCAACAGCCAGGGAAGAAAGCGAGGACGTTTCTGACGAACAGCTTATGTCAATAGCCGAGAGCATTCCCGGAGGAGTTCGCTATGTCCCAGCCAGTGGGTGATCTGGTCGTTAAAATTGATGGTGATAGCGCAAAATTTGATGAGGAAGTTGCTCATCTCAATAAGCAACTGAGCGGGTTAGGCAGAGCAGCAAACGACAGTTCAGCACAGGTTACGGCAGCTTTTTCACGTCAAGAGCGCGCTGCTAAGCGTGCTGGTATTTCAATCGGGCAGTATAAAAATGCGATGCGCATGCTGCCTGCACAGTTCACGGACGTCGCCACTCAGCTGGCTGGTGGCCAGAGCCCCTGGCTAATCATGTTGCAGCAGGGCGGGCAGGTAAAGGATTCCTTTGGTGGTCTGGTTCCGACCTTTCGTGCCTTGCTGGGGTCAGTAACCCCTCTGGCGCTGGGTATCACCGCATTGACCGCCGCAGGTGCGGGGATGGGGTATATCTATTATAACGGATCGTCAACCCTTTCAGATTTCAATAAAACGCTCATATTATCTGGCAATTCTGCGGGCCTGACTACCGACAGAATGCTGGTACTGGCAAAATCCGGCCAGCAGGCCGGACTTACCTTTGATCAAACCAGTGATTCCCTGACGGCATTAATTAATGCTGGCGTCGGCGCTGGTGCACGTTTTGATGAATTAAGCCAGTCAGTAGCGAGATTTACTGCTGTCTCAGGTGTCCCGGTTGAGAAGGTTGCAGAAGCATTCGGGAAACTGGCTAATGATCCGACATCCGGCCTAATTGCGATGGCGCAACAGTTTCATAATGTGACGGCCGAGCAGATTGATTATGTTGCTCAATTGCAGCGCTCAGGAGATGAAGCAGCCGCATTGCAGGCGGCTAATGATGCGGCGACGAAGGGGTTTAATTCCCAGACTCAGAGCCTAATCGATAACATGGGTACGATTGAGCGCTCTGCTGATTCGTTGAAACGCGCGTTTAAATCCATGTGGGATGCTGCACTCGATCTCGGTCGGCCAGATACCGCCGGTGAGATGGCAAGTAAGGCAGAAGTTGCTTTTAAACGGGCTGATGAAATATGGAATCTCAGGAAAAATGACCGTTATGTGAACGATGAAGCCAGAGCCCGTTACTGGAACGACCGGGAATCGGCCCGTCTGGCCCTTGATATGGCGCAGCAGCAGGCTGGTATTGCCAAAGCCAGCGTGGCTGCGGCAGAAAAGGAAGCAGAGGCAGAATCTGATAAACAGAAATATGCGGCCCAGGCGCAGGCAAATTATGCTAAATCGCAGACCGCTCTTGAAAAATATACTGCCCGTCAGAATGAATTAAATAAGGCACTGAAAGAAGGACATATCCTTCAGGCCGATTACGCCATTAATATGGCTGCAGCTAAAAAAGAATATGAGGCCTCCTTAAAAAAAACGCCTAAATCAAAAGGTTTCAAGGTCTCAGCGGGCGATCGTTCTTCTGATCAGGCAAATGCTGAAACCCTGCAGTTGATGTCCGAGCTAAAAGTGTTGCAGCAGCATAAGGAATTGAACGACACAATCAGTGCTGAGCGGAAAAAACTTTGGAAACTTGAGGCTGATTTCTCAGTACTTGAGGAGGCATCGAAAACGCGTGCGCTGAGTAAAGATGAACAGTCTTTGCTTGCCAGCAAGGATAAAGTTCTAGCCCAAGCTGAAGTTAATGCAAAACTCGGCGATCAGATCGTCGCCCAGGAACGTTTAAACAAGCTTCAGGATAACTCGTTAAAATACGTTACCCAGATGCAGGAAAAAACAGCGGCACTGACAAATAGTGCAGGACTGGGTGATCGGGACAGTCAACGTAATCTCGAAAGAGCACAGTTACGTCAGGGATGGAAAAATCAGGGCGGTACTCTGGAGGACGAAGGTTACAAAAAAGAGCTGGAAGCTCTGGAGGGATACTATGCTGCTCAGGATGAAATGCGAGGTAACTGGCTGGCCGGTGTCGAGTCTTCATGGCAAAACTATGCTGATATGGCCACCAACTATAACCAGATTGCTGCGGATACGACTAATACTGCGTTGAGCGGAGTGACGAGTAATCTCCAACAGGGGTTATATGATCTTGCCACGCAGTCTGAAGATGCTGGCGATGCCCTTAGCAACATGGTTGAAGGGTTTGGTAAGACTGTCATCCAAACCTTAACTCAGCTTGCTGCTCAGTGGTTAGTCTACCAAGGGGTACAGCTACTTGTAGGAAAAACTACACAAGCTTCCGCTGTGGCTCCTCTGATTGCAAATGCTCAGGCTATGTCATTGCAGGCACAAATAGCTGCTTACGCTTCAACCGCAGCTATTCCACTTGTTGGTCCTGCGCTTGCGCCTGCTGCTATGGCAGCCGCCGCAGGAATCACTACTCCCCTTGTTGCTGCTATTTCAGCTTCAGCATTAGCAGGCATGGCGCATGATGGTATCGATAAAATACCAGAAACGGGGACATGGTTATTGAAGAAAGGGGAGAGGGTAACAACTGCGGGAACGTCAGCAAAACTGGATGCAACACTGGAGCAAGTCAGGCAGCAGAGAGTTGGGGGGGGCAATCCTTTAAGGGTCGAATTCAACAACTCATTCAGTGGGAAACCAGATGACGCAATGCTTGCCTCATTTGATAAGCGTCAGAGGGAGTCTGAAAAACGCCTTGTGAAATACCTGACATCACAGGTAATGCAACCGACTGAAGAATATGGTCGTGCTATAAGGTCCGTATATCCAGGGCGGAGAATGAAATAATGGCAGATATTTATTATCCCCACGATTATCTTCCAGTACCTCTTTATGATGGGTATGGTTTTAAGCCAGTATCTCCACTCCTGCGAACAGAAATGACAACCGGACGAGCTCGTCAGCGTCGTCGTTATCTTTCCACCCCTACACAAAATACGGTTAAGTGGTTATTCAAAAGTGATGGGCAGGCTCAGCTATTTGAAGCATGGTATCACGAAACTATTGATGATGGTGCCGCTTGGTTTTATATGATACTGAAAACTCCAATGGGAATTGAACCTTATAAATGCCGTTTTGTTGATATTTATGAAGGTCCAACACCAATGAAACCGGGAAAATGGATGTTCACAGCTACTTTAGAACTATGGAAAAGACCTATTCTTCCTCCCGGCTGGGCAGAATTCCCTGATTTTATTATCAACAGTGACATTCTTGATTTAGCAGTTAACAGGGAGTGGCCTGAAGCATGACAATACTCAACCGCCTCTATGCCAGCAGCGGGCCGGAGGTCATCATTGAAACGCTGCAGATTAATATCGGTGATGCGGTTCATTACCTGTGCAAAGGCTATGAAGACATTACAGCCACCACCGAGAATGGCGATACCGTAACGTTTATTGCCTGTGCGATGGATATTGCATTACCAGCCCGTAACGCTGATGGCACACAGGATTTGAAGTTTGCCCTTTGCAATATTGATGGGGTTGTTTCGACTGCTATTCGTAACGCTATCAATGACCGTAATCCGGCATCGCTGACGTATCGTAGTTTTATCTCAACGGATTTAACGGCACCTGCTGCTGTGCCCTATACCCTGGCGATTAAGTCCGGATACTGGACGGCTACCGAGGTGCAGATTACCGCTGGTTACATGAATGTTCTGGATACAGCCTGGCCGCGATATCGCTATACGCTCCCATCATTCCCCGGTCTGCGTTACATCAGCTAAGGAATCCCAATGTTTAACCCTGATAAATACCTTTCAGTCACCTGGCTGAAGGGCGGTCGCACGTACCCAGAACTTGACTGCTTCGGCATTGTGAACGAAATCCGGGCGGACCTTGGACTGCCTCTCTGGCCTGAGTTCGCCGGGGTAACCAAAGACGACGGCGGGCTCGACCGTGAAGCGCGACGGATGATGCTTTCTCTGGAGCGCTGCGAACCGTGCGAAGGCGCCGGTGTGGCCTGCTATTCCGGTTCAACAGTTACCCATGTCGGTATCGTCGTCAATATCGGTGGCCTGCTGCACGTGGCGGAATGTAATCCGGGAACGAACGTAACGTTTCTGCCGTTGCCGCGATTTAAGCGGCGATTTGTCAAAGTGGAGTTCTGGCAATGACCATTCGATTTTACCCGTCGCGGCTGCCCGGTGAACCACTCGAAACGCATGAACATGGCGTTACCAACATTCGCAGCTGGCTGGTTGCCAATGTCGAAGACTATGAGGATCGGGAGGTTCCACCGCTGGCCATTGAGCTGGAGGGCCAGCCGGTACCACCTGGCGAATGGGCGCTTCGCATCATCCGACCGGAGAGCGACGTTCGCATATATCCGGTGCCTTTCGGGCTTGAAGTAGCAACGATCGCATGGATAGGGGTTGGTATCGCCGTGGCAACGGCGGCCTACTCACTGTTCATGATGGGTAATATTGATGCTGGTGGCTACACGTCATCCACCGGACGCAGCCTCGACCTGAACCCCGCGAAAGCAAACAGCGCGAAACTGGGTGATGCGATTCGTGAAGTGTTTGGGCGCGTGCGTATTTATCCTGATTATGTTGTGCAGCCCGTTACCCGGTTCGATGCTGCCGATCCCACGAAAATGCGGGTGCAGATGCTGCTGTGCCTTGGTGTCGGAGCTCTGGATTATACCAATGGCGATATCCGGGTTGGCAGTACGCCTGCATCTACCCTGCCGGGATTCAGCAGCACGCATTATCCCCCTGGTGCGGACGTTTCCGGCGATGAGCGCAGTGAAAACTGGTTCAACTCTACCGAGGTGGGCGGGACGTCATCCGGTACCGGTCTTGATATGGCCCAGACGTCGCCGGACGCGGACGACATCATCGCAGACAGCATGACCGTGGCCGGAGCAGACGTAACGTTTACCGGGCTGGACACGGATGATGGCGATGATGACGACGAGAACGACAATTCTCTGCCGGATAGCTGGGTAGAAGGCGCGATTGTTGAGATAAAGGCTCCCGCCAACTACCAGATATCAACGGCGGCCGGGTACAGCGTTATCGCGAGTCCGCTGCTGACGGAGATCGCGCCGGTGGTTGGTATGCCGGTGACGCTGGGGTTTAACTCAGTCGATTACGATTTGTTTATCGCGTCATATACCCCTGGCCAGGCTGCGGTGCCGGGCACCGGGGGAAGTGCGGTAAAAGTTCAGGCCAGCGCAGCACCTACCACCTACGACTTTTCGACCAGCTCCAGCACGTTCACGATCACGTGGCAGGGGATCGTTTACGCGGTGTCGCTGGTGGCGAACTATGTGTCGATGTCTGGACTTCTGGCGGCCATCACCGAGGGGCTCACTGGCTCCGGCCTGGTCGCGCAGGATAACGGCGGCACTGTAGTGATAACCGAGGCGGACAGCCCGTTCGCGGGAGGGGCGCTCACATCCTCTTCGCTGCCTGCTGCCGTTTTCGGTGATGCCCCTGTTTACACCGCCGGCACGGCATCAACCGGCGGCAGCCCGGCGGTAACGGAGAATGTGACGCTTGCCTATAACAGCGCCACGGGAACGGCCTTTTCCGGCATGCCGGATGGTATGCAGCGGCTTTCACTTGCTCACCGCAGGAATGAGTACAGGATTGTGTCCGCTGACGGCACGACGGCGACGGTGGCGCGTCTGGTTAACGGTGCAGTTGATGAGTCATGGCCGGGATTCACCGCCAGGACGATGATCGACTACGAGGCAACCGGACTCAACGACACGCTGAGCTGGCTGGGTCCATACCTTGTCTGCCCTGAAAATGAAACCGTAGATATGTTCGAGGTGAATTTTTCCTTCCCGAACGGCATCTGTGGCTTCGACAGTAAGGGGAAAAAGCGGCTCCGGCATGTTGAGTGGGAGATTCAGTATCGCGTCTACGGTTCCGGATCGGGGTGGGTGAGTCACCAGGGAGAGTACGCGCTCAAAAACATCAACGGGTTAGGTTTCACTGAGCGGATCACCCTCAGTTCTCCGGGGCTTGTAGAGGTTCGCTGTCGACGTCGCAACGAGCAGGGCTCCAATAATGCCAGGGATTCGATGTACTGGCAGGCACTGCGCGGACGACTGCTGACGCGTCCTTCATCCTATCCCGGTGTGTCGCTGATGGCGGTGACCGTCGAGACGGGCGGTAAACTGGCGGCGCAGTCTGACCGCCGCGTAAACGTTGTGGGGACGCGTGCCTATGAAACCGGAACGGCCAGAACCATTTCGGGGGCGCTGCTGCATGTCGGGAACTCGCTGGGACTGGAGATGGATGTCGATACCATTAACGGCATTGAGTCCGCGTACTGGACGCCGCGGGGAGAGTATTTTGATTTCGCTACCGGCGACAGTATCTCGGCACTGGAAATGCTGCAAAAGATCGCCAACGCCGGGAAGTCACGTTTTCTGCTGAGTGATGGCCTGGCGACAGTAAACCGGGAAGGGATTAAGCCCTGGACAGGTGTCATCACCCCGCATGAGATGGTGGAAGAGCTGCAGAGTGGTTTCACTGTGCCATCTGACGATGATTACGACGGCGTTGACGTGACGTACATTAACGGGACCACCTGGGCGGAAGAGACGGTTAAATGCCGCACTCCCGATAACCCAACACCGGTGAAAATCGAGGATTACAAACTCGACGGGGTATTGAGTCAGGATCATGCCTACCAGATTGGGATGCGGCGCCTGATGAAATACCTGCAGCAGCGGGTAACGTTCCAGACGACGACCGAACTGGACGCACTCTGCTACAACGTTGGCGATCGTATTGTGCTGACCGACGATATACCGGGGAATAACACGATTTCCTGTCTTGTTGAGGAGATGACAACGGCTGGCGGTGTAACGACCTTCACCGTTACGGAGCCGCTGGACTGGTCTTTTGAAAATCCTCGCGCGCTGATTCGTTACCAGGATGGCTCGGCCTCCGGTCTGATGGTGGCGACCAGAGCAGGGGATTATCAACTTTCAGTCCCGCATCTGAGTGAGTTTGATGACCAACTGAAAATCAATTTATCGTCTGCAACCATCGAGCCGATACGGCTGGTGTTCTGCGGCTCGACACGGCATGTCTATGATGCGCTGGTGGCAGAAATTGCTCCACAGTCTGACGGCACCTGCCAGGTGACCGCTAACGAATATCTTGAATCGTTCTACGCCTACGACGACGCCACATACCCCGGCGACGTCGTTTAAAACCAAAAATACCCCTTTCAACTTTCTTTCGCACAAACCCTCGTTTGCGCGAACGCCTTTTTTGGAGCAAAAAACATGGCCTTTAACCCGGAGCTGGGGAGCTCGTCTCCCGCTGTGTTGCTCGATAACGCCGAGCGCCTGGATAAGCTGGTCAATGGCCCCGCTGCAGATGTTCCCGACCGTGGTGGTGACCCTCTTTATTCATGGCGCCAGATGATGGCGAAAAACGATGAAATTCGTCAAAGCCTGGTACCTCTCAGCAGGCAGTATATGACGCTGGCTGATGCACAGGCCGATATCGCGAATATTCCAGAAGGCAGCAGCACCTATGTGCGTAGCCCGGACGGCAGCGCGCTGGCTGACGAGTACATCAACAACGGTGGCACGCTGGAGACAACGGGGCGGGTGATGCCGTCCGGTTACGCAGTGGAACAAATATCTGATACCGTTCAGCGTCTAATGACAGCGCTACACGTCATGGCGGAGGGCGGCACAAGCTCTGGTTCAGATGTTGATACCAGCGAAACAGTGCAGAATCTGATGACCGGATTTAACGTGCTGGCTGAGTCAATTAATAATCTGTCAGTGGGAAACCAGCAAAATGCCAGCGGATTATCCAGGCTGGTCTCATCAGTCCAGATTTGCACTGAAATGCTGAACACGCTGGCGTCTGAGATCGTAACTCCTGACGGTGAGTCGCGGTATGGATATGCGGCATTTTCAGTTCCCGGCACAGTCAGCGCATCCAATGGATCATTTGGCACCGATACACGCTACCGCAGGACTGGTCTGATCCCGGTTCGCAAGGGTGACGTTGTGCGCCTCACTGTTTACACCACATCGGCAACCGCAGGCCACGCAGCTGCTCTTTACGATTCATCAGGAGCGTATGTGGGCCCGCTGGGGATTATGTGCGCGTCGTATGCAGCTTACCAGGCACGTTATTACCAATGCGAAATAGCCCAGGATGGGTTTGTTGTAGCAAATACATTAGACCAGAGTGCATCTTCTTCTGTTGATGTCACTGGTGCGGCCCTGACGATTGACCATCGTCTTCGTGGCCGGGCAGCAGATGCAGTCATCAAAATCAACAAACAGGACTTAATTCCTGTCCGCCTGGATAATGGAAGCATTAGCGCCAGCTCAATTACGCAGGATGGAATCGTTAATTATTCCACCGGGCTGTATTCCTGCACCGGCGGCAGACTCCTGTTCAGTGGTTTGCCTGTAGCCTCATCGCCGGGGCAGAGCAGCAGCCTGTATAACGTTGTGTTCTATGATGCTGCCAAAGCCCTTATTGCATATCGTCCCGTTTTCTCCAGCTCTGGCTACGTTATTATTCCTGAAAATGCTGCGTACTGGGCGCAGCAGATAATCACCGACAGAACGCCGGACTGGTCTGCTGTCTCGATTGTTTATCACAACTATGTTTACAAGGACGAGCTGTATAAATTGCTGTCGTCAGAGCGCGAGCGCCTCGGACTGGACTATCCCAACGAATATTATTTACAGGATTTCAGCGGCGATACCGATATTGAGTGGATTCAGAACGCAATGGACTGGGTACACGATGCTGGTGGCGGCTGGCTGATAATTTCATCTGACTATGTTAAACAGCAGTTCATCATCTCCGAAGCGGTTATTCACCGCAGCAATGTCTGGGTCATTCTCGACAATGTTGAGATTAAATTGCAGGACGGCGTGCACGACAATCTGTTTCGCGCTGCCGGTGTTATTGTCAATCCGGATGATCCGTTTGGCCTGTGCCTCGACCTGGAAATAACGGAAAATGTCCGCCTGATTGGCACGGGTTACCCTAAACTCAGCGGCGCTGATGTGGCGTACTATGCTGATATTCCTGCTGGGGCGGGTCCACGCTACTGGATTGGCGACGAATATGGCTGGCGCGGTACGGGGCTGATTTATTACGGTACGCAGAATTTTGAAATCGGCGGCTTTAAACTCCAGAACGTTAAGAATTGGGGGACTGATTTCGGTTATGGCGCCAAGAATGGGTACATCCATGATATAGACCTTTGGCAACCGAACAAGAATGGAGACGGAATTCATTTCACCAACGGTGCCAGCCATATGCGGGTACGCCAAATTTTCGGCTATGCGCGCGACGACTGTTTAGCGATGGTCAACAGCGATGATTCTCTGAAATACAGTACCGCCAATATCCCGACTACCGGCTCTATCCGTCAGTGGATTTACCCAACCTGCCCGTTCTGGTACGGGTGGGCTGGGAATGAGGCTGTGGGAACCAGCAACGATATTCACGATATCACTGCCACAAATATTGGTCTTACTGGTAACGAGCAGGTCAGCACCATTCTGACCACGCAGTTTAAAATCTACAACGTGACAATCAGTGGTATCAGCAGCGTCAACTATATGACTCCAGGCCGTGGCTGGGATGAAGTTAATGCAATCCTGAAATCGTATGCCGGGTTTGGTGATGCTTCCCGCTATCAGGCAGGTAATGTCAGCAATATCAGTATTAATAACATCATTGAGTGCGCATCAAAAAATTACAGTATCGATATAACACTGGCAGGGAGGAATATCCGCGTCAATCGTTATATGAAACTGGATACCCGTGCGAAAACAAAAGGTGCGTTGAACATCAGCAGCTCAGCGGCCCCGTACGTCACAACCTCTAATATTGTGGAATAAAAAAATGACTATATTAATTCAGGATTCATTACGTCGCGCCGTTGAAGCTGCCTCAGGCGGTGCGCAGACTGTACTTTATACCAGCGCCGGTGACCCGTCGTTTGTGAATATTATCCCCAAATTTGACGTCAGCACGATTGATGCATCGCTGGGGTCGGGAACGCATCCGGCATTTATTGTGAATGGCGTCGAGGTTGATCAGATATTCGTTGGGACATATCCAGGGAGCATTGTAAATGGTCAGTTACTGTCACTGCCTGACCGCGCTCCAGCTGTATCCGTTCCATACAATGACGGCATCAGCCTGGCGCGGGCTGCAGGTCCTGGCTGGCACGCCATGACTAACGCTGAGTGGGCTGCGATAGCCCTGCTTTGCTATTCCCAGAACACGTCTCCGCGCGGAAATACGAAGTGGGGTTTGTCGTCTGACAATATTAGCGAAGCGGGGCGGCGGGTTGACGGCATGGCGGCCGGGACAGAATCCGGAACGGGTCTGACGCTGACGGGGTCCGGCCCGGTTGGCTGGCGGCACAACCGTGACTATGCAGGCATTGCAGATTTAGCCGGCAACGTCTGGGAGCAGGTGACGGGAGTCCGATTCTGTGGTGGTGAGCTGCAGATTATGACGAATAACAATGCGGCGATGGGCTCTACTGACCATTCCCTGTCGTCAACTGCGTGGAAGGCGGTAAGCGGTGTTGATGGTTCACTGTTGACGCCAACCGGTACGGGTACAGCCGGGACAGACTCCTGGGTACCGACTACGACCAATTCCGTGCGAATCGACACGTCGGGGACAGGAAATTACACACTGATTTACGGTGAGAATACGCTGTTCACCAGTGCCCGAAATCCTGGCGCTACGCCGGTATCAGAAGCTGCACTAAGGGTGTTGCGCAAACTAATGTTGTTCCCGCTGGCGGGCCTGGTTTCCGATGATTCGCTGTCGTACTCAAAAGGAGGCGAGGTGATGACACTGCGAGGCGGTGCATATTCGAATGGTACCGGCGGCGGCGTCAATGCGCTACTCGCTAACCGTGGGCGCACCTCAGTAAGCGCCGCTAACTCAGGTGTCCGTCCGGTATATTACAAGCCTTGATATTAATGCGCCATGTGGCGCATTCCTTTCCTCTTTCCCGGGGTGGTGACAGAAGGTGTTTATGAGGATTGGCTTTAAAAAAATCGAAATGGTCCCTCTTATTATTTACTAAACTGGTAGTGCCATAGCTGAAAAATTTTATCCTCGCATTGTTCGCAAAACCATCAGGCAGTTAAGCACTGAAAGCACTTTAAGACTTGCCTTACTCATAACATCAATGCGTTACGGCAATGACGAAAATTGATAGCCGGAACCTATATTGATCTGTCTCGTGGTTAAATCTACTGTATATATAAACAGTTCTTATGCGAGGGGCGATCGTGCTTAGACAAACAGACATTAACCAGGCATTTCGCGAGTCAGTTTTACGTAACTCAAAGGGATATCAATACTTACATACACGAGATTTCGTTTCATCATTACAGCAGCGCGGCATTCACTTCTCACACTCTGATGCTAATCGGTGGATAGAGCGCTATCAAAGCTGCTTCGCTGACAAAACTCCGGACCACACCGAAAACAGGCTTTGGATTTTAAGGAATATGGGGAGGATCATGTAATGATGGTAAGTTCGTTTCCTTCACCTGCTGCCGACTATGTTGAGCAGAGACTGACTGTCACGGCTGCGTGCAACGTTGGCGCGAACTCTCATGTTATAGAGACTGATCGCGGCTATGTCGTTCTCGATTTATCGCTGAAGGTGACGCAAGGAAGCGTCCTTCTTATCCGCCTGGCTGGCGAACTGCAGTTTGCAAAATTGATGGGTAGCTCTTTTATCACAGCCGAAGGCGAGAGCATCGAAGGTGAGGCGCTGGAAGACGTTGAAGTACTCGGAGTCGCAACCCATGCGATTAACGACTTGAGACAGGATACAAGTCCTGTTTGATAAAAAAAATCCCCGGAGCAGGCACACTCAGGGGAAAAAACTTCATTACATTATTGCTGCGTGCGTCTCCGCGCGGAGTATATCTTCTGAGAAAACTCCTGATGTTTCCAGATAATTCTGGTCTGAACAGTTAAGTTAAAGTTCCGGTTGCATGGGGATGTTTTTACTTAAGGGGTCCTGGAGCTGTTGAAGTGCTCGGAGTTGCTATGCACACGATCAACAGCTTGAGGCTGGATACTACCCCTGTTTGAAGGGGAGTGTGATTAACCGCACGTTAACTACTGTTGCCTGAAATTCACATCTGAGATAATAACCTCTCGAATAATAGAGCAAAGCGCGTTTAAATATGAGCAGTAAGAAAACGTTAACGTTCATGCAATTTTTGATAATAAATAGTCAACTCGCCGGCATCTCAGATACTTGGGCTGATTTGTGGGTATTGATTTTCTATACGAGCCTTAGTGCGGGTAGGCTGTTGGCGCTTCGGTACGATGACATAGATAATGATTCAATACTGATACGAGAGCGGGGGAGACTGAAAGCGCTGCGCGTTGAAATTCCACCTAGGGCGATGTCGATGATAACTCGGCGACGGGAAAGGTATCCAGAGGATATTTTTTTGTTCCAGAGCCATTCAAATCGTGTGAAGAACGAATGTCGGCCAGTAACTATCATTGCGTTCAATGCTGCGTTGAGGCATGTATCTAAATCACTACCAGTAGTCACTGTAAGCAGTAGCAGTGCCAGAAATATCACAATGTAAGTGCCCCACCCAGTAGCCGTATCACAAATTATTATATAGAGCGGGTAGCATACAAACTAGCCACCAACTCCCTAACGTCTTCTCTTTGGTGATCTGTTTTTTGGGGCAGATTTTGGGGCAAAATGGTGTTTGGGGCACGATTTGGGGCAATCAAATGTCCGCATTTGTCCACATTTGACAAGAAGTCAATAACGCTATGATGTTGAAAATATTGCAGATCATTGAATTTGCTAAACTATTTTTGTGCATGCCATAATAAAGTTAATATTTAGGCAACCGCGATCAAAAAAATTGCGCTGTTTGCAGCACCGGACGAGGTTATTGCGTAAACTTTAAAAACTTTACCAACTCGCTGTTTCTTTAAGGTCATTTGTACGCTTTACTCACCGGCTGCTGCGGCGCGGAACGAGTGTGGCGGCATATTTTTGTTTGGAAAGGATACTTGGGTGGCTCTTATGACGCATGATGCTTTTTCCCTTCGCGGCCTCGCGGCAGGCTGCGCGCTTTTACTTCTCGTTGCGCCTGCGGTGCAGGCTGCGGAACAACTCCCCGATGCGCCATCCATTGACGCGCGAGCCTGGATCCTGATGGACTATGCCAGCGGCAAAGTGCTCAGCGAAGGCAATGCCGACGAAAAACTCGACCCGGCGAGCCTGACCAAAATCATGACCAGCTACGTTGTCGGCCAGGCGTTAAAGGCGGGTAAGATTAAGTCTACTGATATGGTGACCATCGGACGCGATGCGTGGGCCACCGGTAACCCGGCGCTGCGCGGCTCTTCGGTGATGTTCCTCAAGCCGGGGATGCAGGTGTCGGTAGAAGATCTTAACAAGGGCGTCATCATTCAGTCCGGCAACGACGCCAGCATCGCGATAGCCGACTACGTGGCGGGCAGCCAGGATGCGTTTGTCAGCCTGATGAACGGCTATGCGCAGAAAATGGGCCTGACCAACACCACCTTTATGACCGTGCACGGTCTGGACGCGCCGGGTCAGTTCAGTACCGCCCGCGATATGGCGCTGCTCACCAAAGCGATGATCCATGACGTGCCGGAAGAGTATGCGATCCATAAAGAAAAAGAGTTCACCTTCAACAAAATCCGCCAGCCGAACCGCAACCGCCTGCTGTGGAGCACGAACCTCAACGCTGACGGGGTGAAAACCGGGACCACCGCCGGGGCGGGCTACAATCTGGTTTCTTCCGCGACGCAAAACGATATGCGCCTGATTGCCGTCGTGCTCGGCACCAAAACTGACCGTATCCGTTTTAACGAATCAGAAAAACTGCTGACCTGGGGATTCCGCTTCTATGAAACCGTGACGCCGATTAAACCCGATGCCACCTTCATTACCCAGCGCGTCTGGTTTGGCGATAGCAGTGAAGCGAAGCTGGGGGCGGGCGAGGCGGGTTCCATCACGCTGCCGAAAGGCCAGCTGAAAAACCTCAAGGCCAGCTACACCCTGAACGATACGCAGCTGACCGCGCCGCTGACCAAAGGGCAGGTGGTCGGCACCATCGACTTTAAACTGAATGATAAAACCATTGAGCAGCGGCCGCTGATTGTGATGGAAGCGGTGAATGAAGGCGGTTTCTTTAGCCGGATGGTCGATTTCGTGCTGATGAAACTGCACGGCTGGTTCGGCGGTTGGTTCTCTTAA